CGTTATTATTTAGAGGGGTTTTTTAAGGGTAATTCTGACCCCTACTTAGGACTTGAGGAGTTATTCCCAATGGTACAAAATCTGCATACTCGCCTGGAGTTTTATAAGATCTTCCTCCATTACCTTTTACTATGAAATATCTGTCATAAGAGAAATCAATAGTAACCTTTAGAACTTGTGCAGCACCAAAACTTAATTGTATGTCCTGTATTGACACTGGAAATGCATTTACAAAATTATAACTCATTACGGATGGTATGTAACTAGAGTCATAAATTGGTTTTCCCTCTTCCTCTATATCCATATCAGTAGTCCACTCTTTTAATCCACTATCAACCCTACCTGTAAAACCTTTATTAACATCTCTTTCAAATTTTGTTATTTGAATATCTCTTTTATATTGATGAGGATATCTAAATCTATGAAATGCATTATGATCAGTTGCATTTGGATACCCCTGCGCCTGTCCATTTGGAAAAGTCTGTCCTATTTGTCCGATATAAAGTGGATTCATAAAATTTATCCACTCTTGAAAGAATCTAAGACTTGTATAATCATGTGTTACATAAAATGAAACAGAAATATCTGTATACTGTCTTTGTGAAGCAAATCTTTCTCTTATACCCTGTCTACTACCAACCTCTTGTACTACTTGCATGTTAGTTCCTGGCAAGTTTGCTTCACTTGCTAGTAGTTCCATCCTTCTTCCTTTATAACAATTATCAAAACATCCAGATTCTGTCAACCATTGTTCTAAATTTTTACACTCTTTTAAGTTATCATCTGAAGTCTTTTCTCTAAATGCGTCTAGGTTAACATTAGCGTTCCCTTCTGCTTCGTCAGGAAATTGTCTTATAGTCTCTGCATTTTGTGGAGAAATTTCCATAGAGAACTTAAAGTAGTTCGATAAGGAAGGTGCTCCTAAAGCCTTTTCAAAATTGAAAAGTTGTTCGGGATCATTTACATTGACAGTTTGATAATCAGTAGCAGCAGTTAATGGCCCTACCTTCTGAAAATAACTCTTTAATTTATTGATACTAACAGCCATCTAAATAAACATATGACTTACCATACTATGTATACGAGTTTTTATGGCTTATAAGGGCAAATTCAAACCAAAACATATAAAAAAGTATAAAGGTGATCCCACTCAGATCATTTATCGTTCTCTTTGGGAGAGAAAGTTCATGGAATATTGTGATCTGACAGAGAATATAAGTCAATGGCAATCAGAAGAGTTTTGGATACCATATAAAAATCCTTTAGATAAAAAGATGCACAGATACTTTCCAGACTTCTTCATTAAGTATCAAGATACAAATGGAAAGAAAAGATCTGTTGTGATAGAGGTGAAACCTAAGAAACAATGTAAAGCTCCACCAAAAAACCCAAAGAAAAGAACTAAGGCATGGGCACATGCTGTTCAGACATGGGTTATAAATGAAGCGAAGTGGAAGGCAGCAGAACAATACTGTGCTGACAGAAAATATGAATTTAAGATCATGACCGAAGACGATTTAGGTATATCTCATGATCGCAGAAGATATTAGAGAACAGGCTGGCACTGGTAGAAGAACTAGTGCATGGTATGCCAATGCGTTGACAAATGCTCTTGCCGAAGTGCAAGATATGGATGCAGATACGATAGACACTGGTGGTATTACTCTGGGATCTCTATTTTTCTTTGATTATAGAGTAAAATATCCAGAAAAATATCCATTCTGGGATATCCAACCATTAGCAGTGGCATTAAGATTTGATGGTGATGGATTCTTAGGATGTAATTTACACTACATTAATCCAGATTATCGTGATGCAGTTGCAGAAAGCTTACTAAATAGCGGTGGCGGGTCTGTAGTACCCAAAAATAGCATACACAAATACCTGTTTTCTGGAATAGGTAGCCTATATAAAGTTCCTGATGATGAAGATTGGGGTAGTATTGCTTTACTCCCTACAGAAAGATTTATTAACCAATCAGGTAGATCGTATCCTAAGAACAGAGCATTTAACTGGAGAAAATAGAAAAAATGAGCGTTCACAACAATCCTCAATTCTTTGTCGGAGGTTCATCACTGTTTCCATCTCAAATACCAAATGAGTACAGAAACGATATAAGAACTGGAATTACTCCAACACCTATTACCGATAGTGGAGTTGGTGATGAGATAAATCCGATTGAATATGAAATAATACAGAGAGTAGATAAAAATTTAGATATACAAAATTACCGTTTGTTTTATGATGCAGAGAATGGTTCAGCACAAGTTCTACCTGTAGATAGAAACGGCCAACTCATTCCAGAGGGAAAACCAATATATGCTAATGGTGTTTGGGATATAAATGAAATGAAATCTTTGGAAGGTCAGGGTTATGTTGAACCCTTTCTAAATGCAGAAGAAAGGGCAAGAATTGACGCTAGTATTAAAGATGGTATAAGAAAAAATATTCAAGCTACGAATAATAAAGATAATCCAACTCCAGAATGGTTAAAGGAAAATTCTTTAGATTTTGAGATAAGTGAGGGATATGTTGATAATGCAATAAGTTTTGAAGAAGCTTCATTCTATAGTAATGGTGAGAGTTATTCACATGCAAAGAGTAAGAATGGGATATTCAATATAGATAATGCTAGAAAAAATGCATTATCATCTTATAATCCAGCTAGATTTGCTGAAAACAAAGATTTAGCAAGAGACTTTGGTATCTTTAATAGATTCTTTAATCCTGATTTTGGAACGTATCATAATATAAGTGATTACGATGATGATAATGATGTAATGTTCAGAAGGATTGTAAAGTATCCTATGGACATGGCAAGTAATATGGATCATATGTTTATCCAATGTTACGGATACAATCCACCATATGCGGATGCTTTACACCATGAGAATAGAAGAAATACTCAAGGAAAAGATGCAAAGAATAATATTGGATTTGGATTACAAAGATCATCACCATTTAGAAAAAAACTAGGTGCTGGTATAAAACTACCTATGCCTAACAATATGATGGATCCTAACCCAAGAATGTGGGATGATGGAACTATGAACGCTGGATCAGCTACAGCACTTCAACAAACGTCTACAAACCCATTGAGAGCATTTTTTACTTTGGATGGTTTAGGTCTTGGACAGTTCAGAAGGAGAGCAGGACAATCAATAGAGAGGGCGCAGAGAGAGACAGGTAGAGCGGATATGATGGCAAATATGGTTAGTCAGTTATCTCAAAACATGGGATATGATATTTCTCCAGAAACAGTTCTTTCTAGAACTGTGGGTGTTGTTGCAAATGCAAACACAGAACTATTGTTTACTGGCGTTGGTCTAAGATCATTTGAATTTCAATGGACAATGAGCCCTAGAGATGAATTAGAAGCTGCGAATGTTAGAATGATCATTCGAGCTTTTAAACAATGGTCTGCCCCTAGAAAACTCAAAAAAATGGAAAGTGGATCAGAAGATAATGGTAAAGCTGGAGGCCCCTCATACTTCTTAGGTACACCTAATATTTTCCGACTTAGATATGTGACTAGAGATAAAAAAGACATCATGGGAGTGAATAAATTCAAACCTTGTGCTCTGACAGATATAAGTGTCAACTATACTCCAGAGGGCCAATGGATGGCGTATGATAATGGTATGCCAATTTCATTAACTATGACACTTAGATTTAATGAACTTGAACCTATATACAACACAGACTACTCAGATAATGTAGCTCAGGGTAGAAGATATGATCCAAATGACACTACTGGTCAAGGTGGTGGTTTAGGAGATCTCTTCCCAATCAGTATTATTAAAGAAAACAACCCATACAATTCGGAGATAGGATACTAATGGCTTCATATTTTTCTTATTTTCCAGAGATAGAATATGTTTCTAGAACCACAGATAGAAGTTCTAGTGCTGAGACAATTAACGTAAAGAATATATTTAAAAGACCCAAACTTCGTAATGATTTTGCGAATGTTGCTACTGCATTTAGTGATTACATGATTGTCGGAGATGAAAGACCAGATCAAACAGCAGAAGCCGTATATGGAGATCCTCGTTATGACTGGGTTATTTTAACAACAAACAATATTACTAATTATCATGATCAATGGCCATTAAACTCTGTTGATTTTCAAAAATATATCTTAGAAAAATATGGTAGTGAAGCAGCTTTGGAAGAAGTTCATCATTACAACACTGAATTATTCATGGATCAAAACGGAAGATTAATAGTTCCCGAAGGACTTAGAGTGGACTCTAATTTTGATTCTAGATATTTGGATGAAGTTCTCCAAACTGAGATTACAATGGCTGGAGAGACTCTCAACCCAATAACATCAGTAGATAATGTAGGGGTAGCTAGAGATGCCAATGGAGATCAAGTATTGAGTAACAACGTATTTCCAGTAACCAACTATCAATATGAAGTTAATGAAAATGATGCAAAAAGAAGAATAAGAGTGTTAAAAAGTGACTATCTAGACATATATGTAAGCGACATGAGAAGAATTATGAAGTATAAACCATCAACTGATTATCTCAATAGAAGATTGAAAAAAGTATATAATCCAAGACTTAGTGGGTCATAAAAAAAGGGGTCGTAAGACCCCTTTCTTATTGTTTACTCTTCAGCGAGTTTTTGAAAATAACTCAGTGCGTCATCTTCTTCTTCCGTAGTCTCTTCTACAGCAGCAACTGGTTCTGGTGTAGGAGCAAGACCTTCACTTAGATCTTCAAGATCCTCAGTGTCTATCTTAGGCGTAACAACTGCCTTTCTAGCTAGAACTGCGTCTAAACGTCCTTTGAGTTCTTCATAACTCTTAAACTGATCAGCAGCAGTGAATTCACTTAGATCATAGATTTTGTCGTAGATCTTTTCTAGTTCAGCATCATCATCTAGAAGTGCTTCTGTCTTACCAAACTCTGAACTATCGTAGTTCCAGAATCCAGCAACTTGTTTGATCTTTAATTTGAAGTTAGCACCTTTCCAAAAATCAAATGGATTGATTGGTTCTTCATCTTCAAACTCAGGTTGCATTGCAGCAGTGATCTTATCAAAGATCTTCTTACCAAACTTGTATAGTTTGACTTG